GGCGGAAGAACACCAAGTCCGGTACATCGGAGCCGTCCGCTCAAAAGTCAAAGCGACACAGTGGGACAATATGGAACTCTTCGGCTTTACAGCCGAGAATTTCATACCCACTGCATGGGAGCTTCTCCCATGGTCGTTCCTCGTGGACTATTTCACCAATATTGGTGATATCCTCTCATGTGCGATTACACATACGAATGATGTGAAGTTTGTTAATAAGACTACGATACGAACAACCGTGTTAAATTACTCGGTTAAGGTCGTACCTGGTCTTAAACCAGCTCCACTTTCAGGCGCATCGTGGAAAATCACATATGAGGAATGTCCATCATATACCTGGTCATCTCGGCGGAGGGTTATTAACCGACAACCGAACAGTGGGATTTCTCTCCCCACTCTACAGTTGTCTTTTGATCTGAGAGATAAGCAATTAGGTAATATTGCTGCTCTCCTCACTCAGGCTAATGCCCTTCATAAACAACGTAGGCGATTGCCTTAACGGAGATCTTTGTGTCTTTTACTCTAACGTCCCCGATTACCGGGGCTGCGCAGACTGGCCTTACGAGCCCTACCTATACGCATATCACCGACTCAGCGCCGGATGTTACCGGAAAGCAAGTGGCGGTGACTGCTTTGGGTGGGACGCAGACTGGCGTTACTGTGCATAGTATTGCTTCGCCCTTTACTATCACCGTTTTCAGGCCTAAGGCTTTCCGTAGTCTTGGAAAGGCGAATCCTGTCACCGGAGTTGTAAAGGATGTTCCGCGTAATACCTTCAAGGTTATCACCAGGAAGGGCGTCACGCCGTTGGCTGGTCAGCCTTACACGAACCTGCAAATCACGACTATCGTCGAGATCCCTGCGGGTTCGGATACTGCTGACGCACCGAACGTTCGTGCTGCTCTATCTGCACATCTCGGTGCACTTTCCCAACAGTCAGCGGGACTCGGAGACACTTGTGTCTCGGGTGTCCTTTGACTTCGGGGTCTGTGTCGAGAGGGTTCCTTAAGAGCCCATGTAGATAGATTTATTACTCGGAAACGGAGCGAGCATGCGTGGTAACGCTGATCTGCTGCCAGTCCTCCTCGACTTGGATTTGTTGGATGGAGGTTGGAATGGGACAGTTTCTCCCTATCCAGGTATCAATGTTCAGACATTTGCTATCCAAGCCTTGCGTAATTCAATCTTCAAGAAGTTTGAAGATAAGAAGGACGCAGGCGCGGATGCTGCTGCATTGGAGAAGTTTCTCGACTCCAATGCAAGATGCATGAACTGGCCTGGAATACCAACTGATATCCCCGATGTCGAATCAATAGCTATAGGAGAGGCTAAGGATTTTATCCAAAGACTCTTCTTTTCAGATGAAGGCATGAATGCCTTTACCTGGTCGCGTATTACTGCGAACTTTGGATTCGGCAACGGTGCAAACATTGGTGCCCCTGGTACAGACTTCTTTTCGAAGACTGCACTAAGCTCAATGTCGACAACAAACCAAACGCTCAGAGTTTTATTCTCTGAGGCTATTTCGTCCGACCCTCTATGGTCTAGCGTTGAGTCTACTAGATCATTAAATAGGGGAAGCGAGATAGTTCGAGGTAGTCGCTTATCTTATGTTCCTAAGACGCGAACCATAAGCAGAACCATATGTACCGAGCCCGTTTTGAATATGATGTTTCAAAAGGGTGCTCAGAAGGTTCTTGAAGGACTGCTTAGAAAGGCCAATGGAATTGACCTAACTATTCAGCCCGACAAAAACCGTGAGCTTGCTCGGCGAGGGTCTATTGATGGCAGGTATGGTACTATTGACCTATCATCTGCTTCAGACTCTCTGTCTCTCTCTATGGTACAACAAATGTTCCCTGAGGAAGTTTTTAGAATCCTCAAGTCCATGCGTTGTCCCTTAACCATCCTTCCAGATGGTAGAGAGGTTGAGTTACATATGATTTCGTCTATGGGGAATGCTTATACTTTTCCCCTACAGACGATACTTTTTTCTGCTGTAGTCTACGGGGTGTACAGGTCTATCGGCATTCATGTCGATAACCCGAGGCACCTGAGCCTTGGAAATTTCGCCGTCTTCGGCGATGACATTATCGTTCTACGTGAGGCTTATGACCTTACTGTGAAGATATTGTCATATCTTGGCTTTGTTGTAAACGTAGACAAGTCCTTCAACAATGGGGACTTTCGCGAGTCGTGCGGCCGTGACTTTATGTCTGGCTGCAACGTCAGAGGAGTATATATTAAATCACTCCGTACTGACGGCGACGTGTACTCAGCTATCAACAGACTTAACTGTTGGTCTGCCGAGTGGGGAATTACTTTGCATCGCGTAGTCAAGTTCTTGTTAAAGGGTGTCCGGCTTCTTAGGATACCATTCGATGAGATGGACGACGCAGGTGTTAAAGTTCCGCTTGGGCTCCTTCCACGTGTGAGTCTTGACCGTAACACCGGCGGTGTAAACTACCGATGTTTGGTACAGAACATACGTAAGATCGACCTGACCGACACAGAGTCTCGGCCTCCAACTTCTATGAAAGGTTGGTTTCCCAATCATCATGGCGTGCTGTTGGCCGCATTAGCTAGTACCCTTAGAGACGCCTCTGTCACACCTAGAACTATACGTGGCAGATGGCGTATAAGGGTTCGGTCTAGTTCG